AAGGTTCGTGGGAAAACCTTGAAACTTCGAAATCAAAAGGTAATCCAGCTACTTCTCTTACTACCTCATTCTCGTAATTATCAATACTATCATCTCTACCACCAAAGTCCCATTTTATTTCAATTGGTAAGTTGATATACTGGTCAAGGTTAGATTTGACAAATTTATATTTATTATTATTCACACTCATCTGAAAGGGGTTCTGGAACTATAAAATCATTACCTGAGTAATTTGTACCCTCGGGTATAATTCTAAATATTATGTTTTTAAATGGATAATGTTTACCATTCATAAATGGATAATCAACACCTCTATTTTTGTAATCTATGAAACCATAAGAATAGACATCCCTCCATTTAAATTCATTATCAAAACTCGAAAAAAATGCCCAATTTGGTATTTCATAAATATTTTCAGGGGGCGCAGTTTCAATATAATCTGAGGTTATTTTCAATGGTATAGGAAAATGGGTTTGATAATAATAACCATAAGGATTAATCAAAGAGGGGGGTGTTCCAATGTTAAAATGAACGGGATTGAACTTAAATTTATGATATAGATTTGAAATTACTCTTTCTGTTTGTTCATAGTCATTCCATTCACAATAGTCCCCGTCCACAATTGTATCACTTGATAAAGAATTTACATAATTAAAGGTCTTACTATTACTTACATAACTACTTGTAGTAAATGGGGTATTCGAATTAGAATTAGTATTACTCCACCACGCATTGGGGTATTTGGTTGTTAAATCAGGTGGTATATTGAATTCCCAACCTTGTTTAAGTGAACCAGTAGTCCAACCAAAATAACCTTTCCACATTGCGGTCACAAATAGTTCTAATAAAGGTCTTTTTTGATTATCAATTAGACCGCCTAAATCAAAATCTTTTGCAAAAGTAAGAGTATAAGATTGTCCCCCATCCAATACAGAAACTCGACTTATATTATTTGGTGTGTATGCAGAACTTTCATATTTTTTTTTGACACCAAAAATATTTTGTTCAAAACCCGCTTTAGCTAATACATAATCTGAAGCGTTACTTATAATTTTATTTCTTCTAACATAGTATTTAGATGTTGTTTCTCCAGTGTTATCAATTGATATAACTCTTTTAAAAGTACCTTTGGTTCCTGTCTGAAATGTTGTCCCTGTGAATCCAACATCGTAAATATTGAAAATATATTCCAAACCTGTGTAGGAATCATCTCCTATGGTATAAACAGCAAAAACACTATCAATACCATAAGAAAAATTTAATTCCACAAATTCTCCCTCTATCAATCCGTGTTTCATTGGACACCTAAATCTTATTATTGGTTGTCCATTAAAAGTTGCACCACTTTCTACTATGAAAGGTATACCATCTCCGGCAATCCAATTTAAAGTTTGATTGAAATATGGTTCGATAGCTTGCATTTGTTTTGTATAAATGTTATCGTAAGCATAACTAACATAAAAATTCCAATTGTAACTTGATGCACTTGATGGAACAAATGTAAGGTGTTGAGATGGAGGTTGAGTATAACCTGAAACATCATAATCCGTTCTGATAAAATCAAACTCGTTATATTGAGGATATCCTGTCCAAAGAATACTTGGATTAGTACAAGAGTTTGCCGCCGCGACAGCTGTGTTAACAAGATATAGATTATTTTGGAATTGGGTATAAGTGGATTTACCAACGTATGAATTTTTGAATATAACTTCAAATTTAGAAGTTGGTCTAAATATTGTTGATGATTGTCTTTCTTGTTCGTACAAAATTTGTAAGTCAATGGTACTTGACCTATCAAACTCAATATTTGTTTTGTTTGTTTGTATCAAAGGAACGTCAACTCTAAAATCAATATCAGGTGCTGACTTATATCTAAGTGAACCCAATACTATTCTTATGTTTTGACTATTATCCATTTTACTCGTCAATTATATTATCAAAATCTAAATATTTTCTACCAAACCTATCAAATGCTGTTTTACCTTTCTTAAGACCAAAGTAAAATTGATATGGCGCCCCAATTAAAATAACGTTATTAGTACCTGATGGTCTTGTCCAATTATTCAAGTTAGGACTTTCTACTCCGTTTGCGTCAACAGAATATATGAAACTTCTAAAATAATTCGATTTACTAACGTTAGTGGTCATAAAGTATCTGCTTGTGATATTTAACCTGTCCAAAGATTGGTATCTATACTTATGAAATCCAGTTGATGTGAGTCCATTGTTTATCACATTTGTAAACCAATCATTTTTTTGTGAACCAAAAATTGAATCTGGATTTGGGGGGCCAGGATTTGTACTACTATTTTGTTTGATTTCCCACTCATAAAATGGTACAATTTGTGAATAACTTCCAAAAGTATTAAATGCACAATTGTTAGAAATAGGAATGTTTGGATTTTTGATAGTTCTTTTTGGGGTTATATAATCCCTTGTCTGATTATCGGCCGAATAAAAAATACCAAATATTGCGTCTGAAGCTTTACCACCATTCAAGAAAACTGAAGTTGCACTTGAGTAATTTTCGGCTTGAAATGCGTTTGTACTTAACTCTGAGTTAATAGAAATCATTTGAGCGTAATCACCATCAACCATGCTTTTAGGTCTACTGAAATAACTTGTAATACTTGCACCACCAATACCGAGTAGTGAACCAAGGAAACTTGTGTTTGCCAAACGTGTCATTATAAATAAATTCAGAATTTCGGCAACATCTTGGAAAGTAGTTCCCGCCATTTTGTTCACAACAAAACCATCATATTTATCTGACATTACAAGTTCTTGTATATAATATGTTTTTGGACCCATATCTAACATTGTTGTAGGAAATCCCAAAAATTTGATATTTCCACCATAAGAACCGAAAACTTGCGGACCATATGTCCCTTGAGCGGGCACCCTTCCAATAAAATCATTTGTTGTTGGGTTATAGGGTGAACATCTATAATAAAAATTATTGGTTGTAGGATGAAGAATTAAAGTTTCTCGACAAAATTCACTAAATGGTCTGTTTGGTGGTGTCGCAGTTGGAGAAGTGTAAAATCTATTATTATTCAGAGAAAAAGCATATAATGTTCCGTTTATCCAATTGTTTGTGAATAAATGGGACCATACGTTTCTACAAGCCCCAAAAATTATCATAAACCTGTTTAACCACTCAAACACCAACGATATATCTTTTGGTAATGACAAAAATATTTGGGTTACAAAAATATAACACCCATTTTTCATTATTTTTTGGTTGTTTGGAGCGTTGTTGGTGTAACAAGAATCGGTTGTGGGTTTGATTATAATTTGTCCACTTGAATTAGTGTCATAACATCCTAAAGGTACCATACCTCCACAAGAAAAAGAATCGAAAACCGCAGTTAGTGCCCCTGTGGGAGAACTATTTTCACCTGCGGGTGAATTACTTGGAACATTTGGGCTTCCTCCAATTGTAGATACATTTCCTTGATTATCTAAAAGATATACAGCGGTGTTTAAATTGTTTTGAAGTAAATAACTCCGACCTCCATTGAATGTTTCGACATCAGATGAAAATAATCTGTCGGACCTCATTACAATTTGTCTTCCACTTGAACCCAAACTTGTGAAACCCAAATTATATGTTGGTGGATAAACATATGAAAATTCATATCCTCTAAATTCGAATGTGGTGTTGTTTGGTTGTGAATAAACAAAACTAAAAGGGGTGTTCTCATAATACATTACTGAACCACCATCCACAATTTCATTTTGATAATAACCCTTATTCAATGGTTTATTATCAATATCATTCAGACCGGTAGTGGTATTTGGTTGAATGACTAGTGGAGTACTTTTACCCGTACAAAATCCTGTGGGAGCGGGGGTAATTGTCATATACTCTATTGTTGCAAGATTAATATTACTTAACACCAACCCTCTTGGTAGACCACTTGGTTGAATTACTACGTTTGTACTCAATCCATTATTTTCTAAATTTGAATAAAATCTTGGTAAATCAGAGGTGAATCCTGAAAATTTACCTAAACCTGTACCTGTAGCGGGTTGAAATTGAAATGATGGGTAATATAGTGGAATGCCAGCGTAAGTATCGTTGTTAATATGTAAAAACCCATTAGTTATATGTGAACCTGCTTTGATGTTACCACCTATCAAAGGGGTTTGAATTGGTATATTCATTTTGTAATTTCCACGAACAACTCTTTGACCCCAAGATGAATAACCAAATAAATAACTTAAATCATATTCATTAGGGTTTTCTGTAGAATGTGGGTCAACCCCTCTCACAAGAAAAACTATAACTTGTTTGTCATAATCAACATAGTTTTGGATATAAGGAGTATTTGTCATCCAAATTGAATCTGTTTTACTCCAATCTAAACAACATAAAAGTTGGATAATACTCAAACCACAATTTTTATTGAAGTTTAACCAATATCCTCTCATTGTATTCCCTAAAAATCTTTTGTTTAAAGTTGAATTTGAAGCCGAAGAATTTGTTAGTGTCGTAAATGAAGAATATGTCATCGCGGTTATAACCTGAAAATATTCAATATCCATAGGAAATCTTTGAAACTCGGAATCTTCAGTTTTTCCTGTTATTGTATATCCACCACCCACAACTGAAAGTAAGTTATATGGTGGAGATGGGTTTGCGTATGAAATTGGTACGATTGTTTGTACATAAGCGTTCTGACCACTACCGATGATAGTTCCAACAGAAGTACCTGTAATACTAGTAGTTCCATAAGCATTTAAACTTGTTACACCGGTCATATTTACATCTTTAGATTTTGTTGGGTCAACAAAAGATACAAGTTTACCTGCTGGAAAATTTGATAATTGTGATTTATCTAATGACATTACTATTACATTGTCGTAATGATATTTGGTAATTGGATTATTCAGTGGGTAGTTGAATGTAGCTTTAATTCTATTTACTCCCCCACCTGGATTAATAGGACCATCATCAAAATATTTTGCTTTTGTGTTGAATAAATTAATTCTTTCCGCTAAAGTCAAACTAGTTGTAAATAAATAAACACCATCACTCTCAGGGCCTAAAAATCCACCTTGAGGAGCCCTACTTTTTGCTGTAGGTGTACTTGAACTTATTCCTAAACCACCAAAAAAACCTTCTATTAGATTTTTGATATCGTCATTTGGCTGTACATAATTGTAGTTTACTTGAATTGGGTATTGTGATAAAACAGAATTAATTCCACTTTCTTGAAAAGATTGATTAGCTCCAGCGGTTGCGGGGTTTGTACTTGCGTCATCTTTTACTGGTTGGTCTTCGTTACAGGCACATAAATCACAATCGGGATATGTTAACTCGGGAACACTTATGTTTGTAAATTTTTTGTATAAAGTTGCTATAGTTTTTACGGTTTGTTTCAAATCCGCTATGGTAGGACAAGGACATACACCACATTTGATATTTAACCCCAATTTATTGATTCCTTTAATTATTGTTTCTATTAGTTTACATCCTACAATTACAAAGAAAAATACAAAACCAACAATTATTGCTAATATTGCACCAATCAACATTAAAAAAAACGCAAAAATATGTACTAATAATAGTAAATTCAACAAAACAGGTCTGAACACATAACTCATAAAAAGTGCCAAAAGGTAAATTATATCGAACCTAAAATTAGCATCGTTGGTTGGAAACTTATTATTTTCACTTTCACACACATCATCCAAATCATTTTTTAGTGAAATTATTCTGTTGGACGCATAACCATTTCTATATTGTGAAATAAGTTGAGATACGGTATAAACTTTATTATACTCCATATAATAAAATCTATCTTCAGCACTTATAGCTTCTTGTATCATTTGTTGACCAACCGTTGTTCCGGTATTCCCATAATCGTTCCAATCAACACTGAAGGCGTATGATTTTAGGAAATCTTGATTAATTGACGAGGAACCCAAACTATTAATAGGGTCAGGACCAGATGAATTTGTCCAACCATATTCTTTTATATTAGGAACCAAAAAATACCCCCTTTTGATTGGTTCTTTAAGGGATGGTGATTGATTCCATTTTATTTTGAAACGATATTTTGCGGTGGTTGGAATACCTGCCTTAGGGTCTGCACTTATGACTTGTTGTCCAAATTCATTTGTAACAAGTCTATCCATATTCATTGGTACATCGAACATCCAAGTTCCGTTGTCATCAATAAGTTGTCCACCGGATTCTAATTCAAACAATTCCAAACCGGGCCTACCATATATGTCTTGTTGTGGCATTTGTCGGATTGCCAAAATTTGACCAGGTCCTACTACTAAATTACACAATCCACCTTGTTTCAATCTTGGTTTACAATTTGCTTTCTGAGCTTGGTCTTCATTTGATGAAATCAAAGAACCCATAAAAATTGCCGTGGGAGTGATGTTAATATTAGCCTCACTTGTTAAATCGAAATCTGTTCTAGTGATACCAAATCTACAAATGTCGGTATCACCCCAAAGTGGTTGTACATTTATTGTTCTGTTGAATTGTATCAACTGAGGAAGTTCTCCCAAGTTAGTTGAATTTTTAAATTTGGTTCCCGCAACTTGAGTTTCGGTAGCAACTCCCATCCTTATCAAATCTTGAGGGGAAAGTGAAAATTCACCAATATCTGATAAATCTATATCAACGTGTATATCTTGGTTACCTAATGGTACCCCAAAAATCATAAAATCTCCACTATCATTTGTAGTACAGGTATACTTGTAATATTTATCAAAAACCTCTATTAGATTTGGGTTGGTCAACACATCCTTTCTTGTTGGAAAAGAACCTGTGGGGGTGTGATTAGAATACGATTGGATGTAAGGAAGGAGATTATATCTATATCCATCATCATTCGTATCGGAAACTTTTTTATATGGATACAAATCAGCAATTACGGGATTATTTTCATCCTCAGTAGATAGGGGTATAAAAATTGAAACCTTTGCGTTTGGTATTCCAAATCCTTTGTTAACAGAAATTCTACCAACAATAACTCCGTAATCAGCACAAGGTCTTATGTAAATTTGACTTTGTAAAATTTTTAAAGATAAAATTTCTAAAAACTCAAAATCTTGGTCTAATTGGACATTAATATATTTGTCAACCCCTACTTGGGTTCTGATACGATAGTTATTTGACATTCAAATTTGTCTTTCACATAAATAGTTTATGAATGATTTTCAAAATGAAAGATAAACCTTTTTGGACAGAAATAAATTATCCCTTAGATAGTTGAACTATTTGAGGAAAAGTTTACGGTTTTGATATTTTTAACTCTTACGTTTATATCTTTTCCAGGATAATGTATTTGGTATGTTTGACTTGGTTCCGCAAATATTGTATCGTCAATAAGTTGAATTTGTCGAGTTGTTGGGTTTGAATAAATTTGTGATGTTTGAGAAGATGAATATTGTCCCCCCACTTTATTGAAAAATTGCATATCAGTAACAGAGATAACACCATTTTGACTTTGTATTTGTCTTCTTAATTCAGAAACATTAACATTTTCTCCCATACCTCGGTTATCAGGACTAAAATAATTTGTGATAGAATTAATTATCTGAGAAATTACACCTCCTTGATTTTGACTATTATCTAAAACAACATAAACATCCACCGCTAAATCAATAACACTAGCTGTTTGTATCGAAATGTAATCATTTAACATTCTGTAATTAGACAAATAATTTGCTATATTATTTTTTAATGTATTAGATACGATTTCAGTCAGTTTTCCTGTTTCATCATAAGATAATAGTTTAATTATTATCTTGTTATTTTCTTCAGTTATGGCAACTTTAGCGGGAGCACCAAATTGACCTGGCATAGTTCTCAATATAGAATCATAATCATTCACCGTAACCGCTCTGTTTTGTGCCGCAAAATTATATGTCACCAAATATCTTACTTCCTCTAGTGTTGGTACATTTGCACCCCCTATGGCCGCAGTAACGTTCGTACTTCTTAAAGAATTGACAACACTTGTATTAACTGATTCCGAAGGACCATTCACAAAAAAAGTTACGGTACCTATTTGGTTAATTACATTTACACCTAAGTTAGAAGTTGTTCCTCCTCCAATTCTATATTGTACAAATAAAGTTGAATTGGCTTTCAACGTACTACCTAAAGCGAAATTGTTTGAATAACGATATAAATCTAATTTATATCCGTTTCTTGCAAATTCTCTCAATTGTTCGTCTGCGGATTGGCTTCCTCCACCAAAAGTCATTTTGAAAAATCCTTCAGGGGTAAACTCTGTAATAAATTTAGTACTTGTTTGAAGATATTTTCCAACTTTTATTCCAGGTCTATCTGAAACCTTAGTTGGGTCTTCAACAAAAACTCTATCGTCAATCAACGCTTTAACTTCATACCATCTATTATCTTCACCCAAAAATTCTTGTACATCTGGTACATTGGCGTATTGAGTACCATCTTTCAATAGAACACTTGTCACCCCTAAAACATTTTTTTCAGGTAAGAACATTTCAAAAAATGGTCTTACATCGTTTGGTGTGATTACTCTTTTGAATACCTTTGTAATACCATTAACAACCGTTTCTCTTTTTGTTATAGTATAATTTAATAATTTATTATTAGCATCAAAATTTGGTATTTTTAATCTGTTAGGAAATCCTTCGGCATTTACCGCTGAAGAAAAATCCACATCGTAAACTAATTCGAAAACTTGACCAGCACCAATAACTTGTGAACCTCTTCTCAAAATACCACAATACCTTAAATCCTCTTGGTCTCCGAATGCGGGTACGGTAATGGATAAATCAACTAATGCGACTGATGGTCTTTGTCCTGGAACGTTTAAACCATAAGTTCTTGCTATATTGTATATGGACGACCTTTGTTGTGCATATTGAAGTACGGTTTCTTGTATACTCCTATCTATATTGAATTGGAGATTGTCAGTAACCGCGGCGTTTAAGTCCATAAGTACCGAAAACACGGATGCATCATTGAAGTTGTCAATGAGTTCAGGGTAATAGGTTTTTGTAAAATTAATAAGCTCAGTTCTGATTGCCTGAAAATCCCTTGTTGTGTACGATATTTTTTTATTGGCCATTTATATTAAATATTAATGATTACAAAATCACTTGAACTAAAAGCGTCGTCAGTAATTGTATAATCAATCTTTATTTTTGCGGTGTGTTCTTTTGTTCCGATACCAGGGACTCTGAAAACCCTTTCGTCATTACCTGTAATGTACGTACCAAGATTTTCCTCCCCTTCTGATGCCGGTTCTATTGAAATATTATTAAGGATTAAGTTCGGGATATAAGTATTAACTGAATCTCTAATTTCAGCTTCTATTTCAGAAAATGTGGGTCCGTCTAATGGTTCAAATATATATTCATATAATCTTGTACCAAAATCGGGCATATAGTACCTTGTACCCTTTCTTGTCAATAATAAATGAATTAAGTCAGTTCTTATTTCTTCGTCAGTTGTTTTAGATAAACTCAAATACTTACCATCTGAGGAATCTCTGAACGGAAAATTAATACCATAAGTTACAAACTGAGCCATTTGTTTTTTCTATAAATATTATAAAATAAAAAATCCCAACTTTTGTCGGGATTTAATTTTTAGGAACTACACCCAAAACAATCAAACTCTGAATTTGTAGGTTTGGCTGTGAAATAGTCAGGTTGTGGTAATGATGTTGTTTTTGGTTTTTCAATTTTTGACATATCTAAAGCTAAATGTTTTGCTCCTGTAGATATCGCTTTAGTTCTAACATAATAACAAAGAGTTTTAAGACCCTTTTCCCAAGCGTGAAAATGAGATGAGGTTATCTTTGATAGAGTAGGATTTCCCATATAAATGTTCATAGATTGAGATTGGTCGATATATGGTGCTCTATCTGCGGCCATATTGATGAGTTCTTTTTGAGAAATTTCCCAAATTGTTTTGTATTTTAAAATGAGATGTTCAACTCTTTTAACTTTTTTAGAATATCCTTTATCTTCAGTATCTAAATAAGTGTTGAAATTTATGTTTTGAATAGACCCTTCGTTTAAGATAATTTCATTTTTTAATTCTTCACACCAAACACCTAATTTTTCAAAGTCATTAATCAAGTATTTGTTGACAATCATAATTTCTCCACCAACAACTCTTCTATTGAAGATTGCCGAGTGAGCGGGTTCTGTCATTTCGTATGAACCAGTAATTTTGGCTGAAGATGCAACTGGCATTTGTGCAGTGAATAATGAATTACACACACCATACTTTATTACGTTTTCTTTTAAACTATTCCAATCCCATAATCCTGAAGGTTTATTTTCTCCTGAAGAGTATAATTGTTGATTATCCCACATATCAAATTGGAAAATACCTTTTGACATTGGTGAACCTTGGAAATAGTCGTAGGGTTTGTACTCACCAATTCTACACAATTCACAACTTTCAGAAATTGCCGCAAAATATATAGTTTCAAAAATTTGTTTGTTTAAAGTTTTAGCTTCTTCATCGGTAAACACATAGTCCATTAAATAAAATACATCAGCTAAACCTTGTGTTCCAATAGCAATTGCTCGTTGTTCTAAACCACCTTTTTTCCCTTTATGTGTTGAATAATTGTTGATGTCCACAACTTTATTTAAAGCTCGAACAACTTTTCTTGTTTCATTATAAAGAAGATTAAAATCAAACTTTCCATCAACTATAAAATTTTTTAATACCATAGATGAAAGAGTACAAATAGCTGTTGTATTTTCATCAGTGTATTGGTAAATTTCGTTACAAAGATTTGATTGTTTGATTACACCTATATTTGAATGGTTTGTTTTACGATTAGCGTTGTCTTTTGAACATAGATACGGAACCCCTGTCTCAATTTGAGATTCAACTATTTTAGACCAAATATCTTGTGCTTTAACTTTTTTTCCAATCCCTAAAGAAACCGCTTTATTGTAGTTTTCTTCGTACTCAGTTCCAAATGTTTCCTGAAGAGGTTTAATGCCCGCTTTCTTTATATCATTTGGACAAAACAAATACCAATCAGAGTTTGTTTTAACCGCTTTCATAAAGTTATCAGGAATCCAAAGTGCGGTAAATAAATCACGAGCTCTTAACTCTTCAGCACCTGTATTCTTTTTAATTTCTAATAGGTCCATAATATCTTTATGCCAAGGTTCAAGATAGATTGCCGCACTTCCAGGTCGTCTTCCTTGTTGATTGAAAAATCTAAGAGACTCGTTAACAATTTTAAGATATTTTAATAGACCACCAGCGTATCCACCTGAAGAAGATATTCTTGTTTCTTTACTTCTGATATTAGACATACAAAGTCCAATACCTGCCGCATCGGCTGAGTAGGTTGAAATATCGGTAATCGTATCTAATAAACCAACTCTTGAGTCTTCGTTATTATAATGAAGAACACAAGACGCCAACTGAGGAATTTTAGTTCCTGAGTTAATCATTATTGGTGTTGCTGGAGATATTAATTGATTTGATAGAGAATTATAATATGAAACTGCCTCGTCAAAATTCTTTGTGACCCAAAGAGCGACTCTCATATACATATGTTGTGGTCTCTCAATAGTTTTACCATTTGGTAACTTAAGAAGATACATTTCGTGTAAAGAACGCCAAGCAAAATAGTCAAAATTATAATCGTTGTCGTGGTTAATTACTTTATCAATTTCTGTAGAACCATATGAATTAATTTTAGTCATTAATTCGTCATTAATAATACCTGATTTGTGAAGTTCTAACATAGTTTCCGAAAAACTTGGATTGGTTTCCTTGTGGTATAAAGATATTGCAACAGAGGACGCTAAACGAGAGTAATCGTGATGACTACCCGTATATGCCGCAGCAATTTCATAAATAAGTTTATCCAATTCTTTGGTTGTTATTTCCCCCTCAACAGGTACTGAAGTTATAACTTTAATAAAAATTTCGTCAGAATTCACACTCAAACCTTTGGCCGAACGTTTAATTCTATTATATATTTTTTGAGGGTTAAACGCGGCGTCTTCACCACTTCTTTTTTTAATTTTAAGAGACATCATAGTTTAATAAAATAGGAGATTAAAAGTCGTCTGTAAATGTTAAAGTTTCATTTAATTTTGCCTTTTGATATTCAACGGTACGAGACTCAAAAAAGTTACCTTTAGTCTCTACCGCAATTTGTTCCATAAATTTGAATGGTTGTTCAACGTTAAAATGTTTTTTACATCCAAACTTAACTAAAAGACCATCAACTACAAACTCCAAGTATTGTTTCATAAGATTAGAATTCATCCCTATCAAAGAAACTGGAAGTGATTCTGTTATAAATTCTTTTTCAATTTCCAACGCGGATAATAATATTTCTTTTATACGTTTTTCACTTGGTTTGTTTTCTACGTGATTATTTAAAAGATGAATAGCAAAATCACAATGTAAATTTTCGTCTTTGAAGATAAGAGCATTTGCATTACAAAGTCCTTGCATGATTCCTCGTGATTTTAACCAAAAAATGGAACAAAAAGAACCTGAAAAGAAAATACCCTCTACTGCTGCAAAAGCTACCAATCGTTCTTGAAACGATGCATTTTTAATCCATTCTAAAGCCCAATTAGCTTTCTTAGCCACAGCTGGTAAACGTTCGATGGCGTTGAAACACTCATCTTTTTCTTGTTGGTTTGAAACATACGTATCAATCAATAATGAATACATAAGAGAGTGAATATTCTCCATCGCTATTTGAAATCCATAAAAGAACTTAGCCTCAGGATATTGGACTTCACGATAGAAATTTTCGGCTAAATTTTCATTAACAATACCATCAGATGCGGCAAAGAATGATAATACGTTTTTAACAAAATATCTTTCATTTTCTGAAAGGTTTTCCCAATCTCTGATATCATTTGATAGGTCAATTTCTTCAGCGGTCCAAAATGCCGCCTGATGCATTTTATAGTATTCCCAAATATCATTATATTGAATTGGGAAGATTACAAATCGGTTAGGATTTTCTTTTAATATATTTTCCATAGTTATTGTTTTTCTCTTTGTTTTCTTTTTTCCATAAGGTCTTTTATTCTGTCTCTATTTTTTTCTTCTTGTTTCTCTTCAAGTCCCAAGAATGTTACCGAACTTTCAGTGTCAATTTCTAACATACTATTATCAAACTTACAATTCTCAAAAACTATACCATCATCACCAATACGAGATTTTGTAATCGCAATTGTTGCTAATTTCATTTCTTTTTGTTGTAGAGTCTTAGCCACAGATATAATTACGTGTCCAACTTGAGCTTTTTTGATTGAACCACCCATTTGGTCAGTTGTTACAACTTCGGATGAAATTGAACTTCTGTTTCCTTGAGTTGCAGTCCATCCAACAATATTCATTTCGTGACACATAGCCTCAAATGCTCTCATAACAGAACCTTCACTCTTCCATTCATCACCTAAATTTTTGTCAGGAACAACACAATCAATATAATCTAACAAAACTAAATCAATTCTCGTACCATCAGCCACCATCTTTCTAATACTATTTTTGATTTGAAGCATTGTCATAGTATCAGAAGGGTACTTTTGAAGAAGTAACCTATTAGACATAGTCTCTTTTATTTCTTTGACCTTACTCATTACATCGTCTTTCTTAATAGATAGTTCGTCGGGGTGAATTTTGGTCCATAAAGTTATATGTTTTCTTTGAATAATTTTAGGATTATCTTCGAAAAATATTTGAAGTACATTATAACCTAAATTAAACGCATGATTTGCAATTTTGGTTAACATAGTACTTTTACCAACACCTGTTGGAGCTAACACGACCCCAATTTCCCCTTTTGCTAAACCACCCTTCAATAATCTGTCTATACCCGGAATCCCTATTGGAATTGGGTGACGATAATCTTCATTAAGAACATCATCTAAATTACTAAAAACGTCAGAAGAATTATTTTCAACTATACCAACTTGGAGTGCCTCTCGAATCAATTCTTCAGCCTTATCGTAGTTTTCAAATTCACCACCATCAATAATTTTTTGTACAGATTGCATAGCTTTTTGTAACTCTTGTTGTTTACAAAACTTCTTACTCTTTTCTTGTACAAAATCCATCCCCTCACTTGGGGCTTCTTTTATTTTACCAAGAGTATCTAATACAATCTTAGACGCTGATTCTTGTTGGAGTTCCGCTTTTGTAATTTGTTCGAGTGTCTCAAAAGATGGTGTGTGTTCATATTTGTTGTAGTATTCTTTAACCATTTGGGTAATAAGTTTGAAGTACTTATTCTCAAAATAATTGGTTTGAATAACATCAATAATTGAACGAGCAAAGTCCTTATCTACGATAAGTTGATTGATGAGTTGTAACTGAAAAGTGCTTCCTAAATACTCAAAATTTTTGCTCGACGCCATATAAATCTTTCAGTGTATTTTATAAATATTAAGCGAGTTGGACATTTTCCATATATTGGAAATCTAAATTTTTCGAGGAGAAAATTTCTGTTAAACCTGACAAAAGACTTTTTATGTGCGGACGTACGTCTACGGTGTATCTTATTTTAGGCGGGTATAATTTTGCATCGAATACTCTGTGACAAATTGTCGTATCATTTATTTTAATATAAATGTTAAAACTCTCGGGACCATTCGTATAAGAGGTATTTAACACTTCTGGATTTTCGGCAATTTCATGCTCGTTGTCCAACAAATACACAACTGATTTCATTTTCAGTTCTTGACACAAAGTCTCTTTAAAATCTCTGATAAAATTATAAAAATCTACCGAGGATTTAGCTTCGGGATTAAATTCCCTGACATTGAAGAATCTTTGAACGATAATGTTATCATTTACCGTAAGCAAAAATTCCATTTTGGTTACATCTTGTTCTTTCATTGTTTTACTTATTTGATTCATATTTCTTTTTTTCTTTTCTTGTTAGTTTTAAAAATGGTTTTAAAAAATAAACCCAAGCATCATCTGTTTTGGGTAGGAATTTGAATAGTCCATCGTCCATCATCATTCTCATCAAATTCTTGTACCCTCTTCCCTCAGGGTCCAAAGTTTCATTACAATAGGTTTCGACAATTGTTTTTCCTTCATCAGTTATTAATGGTTCTGTTAGGTTAACAATTTTTTCATTAACCTCAAAAAACTCATTACCATAAATTCCGGTACGAGTCTTTCCTGTTAATAAATTCTTCAAGGCAACATTATCTTTATCTTGTTCCAACAATACTTCTGCCTTGGTCAAAATATCGTTAAGTTTAATTTCTTTATCAAGTAACTCAGGAAATAATTTGATTAAAGTTTTTTCACCTAAAAGATATATACCATCAATGTTGTCTGACTTATCACCAGATAAGATTTTATAGGTAACAACATTGTAATGGGGTATTTCTAAACTATGAAACTTAATCTTAGACCCATACTTATAATATTTTCTTAGAATAGGTGAATAGACACTAACCTTTGGGGAAATAAGTTGGGTGAGGTCACCATCAGAAGAAAATATTGTTTTCATTTCGTTTTCAGAAATTTTACAATAATACGCAATTAAGTCATCCGCTTCATTGTTTACACATTCAATTTGTCTTATGAACGTTTCTTCTAAGTAAGTTTTGATTCTGTTTTTTTGTATCTCATAAGACTCCTCCTTACTTTCGGTATAAGTACTTTTTCTGTTTTGTTTGTATTGAGGATATAAAATTTTTCTTGAAGAGCTACCTCCTTCTGAATCCCAAAAAACAACAACTTTATCAAAGTTTTGTTCCTCTATAAATTTTCTGAGAGTGTTTATGAAATGCCATAAACCACCAACGTGTTTTCCTTCGTGATAAAATTCCTTTACTCCGTGGAATCCAATCTTGAGTAGGTTATTACCATCAACTAATAAAGTTTTTATCACTTAATTTTATTTATAGGGTTCGACAATTTTGTTACTTTTTTTCAAATTTTCATCAACCCAGAGTGGTTGTAGGTTTGTGTAATGACATAATTTGTAAATTTCCTTTTCAGTTTTTGCGGAAGATAAAGGTATTATATGGTCAATGTGAAACAAATGTCTATTTTCCCAGCTCATACCATCTTTGAATTGTTTTTCTAAATATTCCTTAAGAAATTCTGGTGTACAACCAACGATTTCAAAAGTACGTTTTGATTTATATTTGATATATCTATTTACTGA